TGTTCCGGGGAAGTCCCCCGCTTCGGGGTCTACTGTAGTCGTATAGATGTGCCCGTTATAATAGCCCCTATACTTTAAAACCTCTCCGTTATGTACTATCTCGTCTCCGATACCGTACGCGTATTCCTGGTTGCTTATCATAGCGTGAATTGAATTGCTTTGTTTTCTAATTTATATTCACATAAGACCTCCCGGTACGTTCCATCTGCACGCTTTGCCGACATATTACGGTAGACAAACTTTCCTTCCTTCGTCATACCGAAGTAACGGAATAGCCGCCCGTCACACGTTATTATATAGTCGTGCTTCTCGTAGTACGTACCTATGAACCCTATCTTTAGCGAGCTTCTGTGATTGCCAAAAAGGTTGTCATACTTTAGTTTGAACGTTTTCGGCGGCAGGTGTGTCTCCGGGGAGTAAAGCCATTGTTCTAACTCCGAAAGGTCTGCATACAAGTGGCTGCCCTCTGCGTCAACACCCAAGTACATGTATGGGGTGTTATCAGTCATGAACACCGAGTAACCGACATACTTACCGTTCCACTTCGTCCCCTCAATATAGAACGTTGCTGGCTTCTTTGTCTCGTCCAGGCAAAATACCGTTGTATCGTCGCTTTCCTCGTCCTCTACGGGCTTTTCTGCCTCGGTTGGTGTAACTACCTTAGTCTTCTTTAAAACTTCCTTAGATAGCTCCGCAATGCGATATTTGCAAATGTGGATAATCTTTTCGTAGTCAAGCGTCCGCGCCTCTCCTTCTTTGCTGCGTAGCACGCGTTTCACTATATCAGCGTCCCAGGGGTTAAGATTATATTCTTTCCAAATGTCCCATGGTTGGATAGCATGTTTGGCATAATCGGACTTTCCTACGTTGTAACTCTGTACGTTTTCATTTGTTGACATAACACAATATTATTTTATTTGTTTTGAACTCATTTTTATAAAACTCCCGTGCCTTCTCCACGGTTGGAAATACCTCATCTCCGGGAGTAGGATAATAAGAGGTACGTTCCCCTGCGTTTACTGCGATAACTTTTAATATAGTAACCATTTTAGTTGTTTTCTACGTTAATGAACTCCATTAAATCCTTCATGCTCGTTTCTGTAAGTTGGCGCGTGTAGGTCTGTCCCAGCATACCAATAAACGGTTTGCCTTCCACGTGCATAATGCGCGATACATGTTCAACGTTGATAAACTCCACTTGTAATTCACCTTTAACTACGAATTCCAGTCTGATAAAATTTCCACTTTTCATAATCTTTTCTTTTTAAAATTGTTATATGATATAAACGTTTGCGGCTCTGAAAAGGTTCGCCGCTTTTCCTTTTTTCTTTTTAAAAAACTATTCGGCGTCTGAATCCCTTTCACTTTTCAGTCTTTCCCTTTCGGGTGTCGTGCTCTTGGTTTTGGTGAAGAGCAGCCTCTTAGTTTTTTGTTTGTTGTAAGGTTTCTAAAGATTCGAGCTTTATAGCTTCATTTAATCGGATACCGAACTTTCATTTAACCCTTTCGAGATACGTTTGCTTTTTTTTCTCGTCTTATGAATTTAATCTTTTAACCAGCCTTTTGCGTTTTAGTAAGCTGATGGGGTCTTTAGTTCCTTTCAACATTACAAATATACGGCAAATACTGATAGGTTGTATATTTCATTAACACCATTTAAGAAATAAATCTCATTTAGTTATTCTGTTAACAGTTAGTTAACATTTGGGGGGCTTTTACACCCCTCTGTGTTATCACTAATTAACAATGCGCTCATATCCTCGTACGCGTCCGAGGCCCATAACGGTTTTACCGTTCGCCGCTCGCTGCCACCCCTGTACCTTAGACATAATAGCGGCAATCTCGCGGCTCTCCTTGGTTGTTACGCGCCCTACTTCCATCTCGAACACGTCCGTGGCTATTTGCATAACCGAAACGAAGTCCATCTTTTCCAGTGTAAATTCTTCCGGGTCTATCTTTGATGCATCGTACTCCCTAAAGTACATGCGTCGTTCGTTCACATACATGCGTCTCCAATCCGAGGGCACAAGCATGTTCAAATACGCCTCTACTGATGCTGTACGGGGGTCTGCCTCAAAATGTTCTTCGCGTCCTCTTTCGGCTATTTCTTCGGCCTCACGGGATAACAACGTACTTACTTTGCGGAAATACATTTGGACTGCCTCTGCCCATAGTTGGTCTACATACTCATCGAACCCCTTCTCAAAGATAAGATGCGTATTGGCGTTCGCCTTAACCTTCACGGGCAAAAAGCGTCTGCCGCCCGTATCGTCCTTTAGGAATTCGTCCCTATTCGTCGTACCTATGAAAATACATTGCCGGGGAAAGTTCTTCGTAACACGTCCGTACGCTGGTCTGTAGCTGTCCTCTGTTTTGGAAATGAAGTTTTTCACGCCCTCAACCTCTGAACGTCTCATTGCTGACAACTCCGCAACCTCCAATATCCAGTTACCCTGCAACTGTTCAAACGCTCCCTTACCGTCCATGCTTGAAAGGCTATCGGAGAACCAGTGTTTACCCAGCTTTCGGATAAATGTGCTTTTTCCGGCGCCCTGCTCGGACTGCAACACTAACATGCTGTCAAACTTGCAGCCCTTTTGGAAGATACGCTTAACCGCACCCACCATCATGATACGGAATGCCTCTCGGGTGTATATGTTATCTTCTGCACCCATGATGTGAATTAAAGCCTTATCAACTCTTTCGATACCATCCCATTTTAACTTGGTTAGATATTCCTGCACGGGGTGGAATGAGTTCATTTCCGCGGACAACGCTATAGCATCGTCTATCTTTGCGCTATTCGATATACCGTAAACGTCTTCGATGTGTTTACGTACGCCCGAGTAGTCCACATCCTGGAAGTCCAAAGAACTATCCTTCGCGCGCCACAAGGGTACGCGTGTAACAACCCGGCGCTCCTTGAAAAGGTCTCGTGCGATAAGCCCCTTTAAATTCGGGTCGTACTTCATGATTAGGCCCAAATTCTTTGCAGATGGTAGATACGCGCCGCGCTTATCCGTTTCGAGTTTCGCCATAGCGTCCTCGTACGTTGTTGCTACATCGGCGTCCGTTGCCTCCTCTACTTCTATAAAGTCGTCGAAATCGTCCATTATTTTGCCAGCCTTAACTGCCAGCATCCGGGCGCGTGCCGCTGCCACCTTTGGGTCCTTGTTTACAAGTTCGTTCATAGCCTCGGTAGAATTCTTCCTATCCGCGCCTTTATCCAACTTACCGAATTTGTGTACACGCACAAGGTCGTAGGCGTTGAACACGTGGTTGCCCTGTATCGGGTCGTTGTTATGGAACGAATAGGCAAACATATCATTGAAGGTAATCATGCCGCCCGAAGTAGAACCGCCCGTATAAGTCCATCTATCCTCCTGGTCGGTCGGTTCGTACACATCCGATAGGTATTCCGCGATAACCTCGCTAATCGTGTAGGCTCGGCAGAAGTCGCCTACGTTACCCTCTTTTAATGTGGGGTCTTGTTGTTCTTTAGCAAGCGTCCGGGCCTCGCCCTTCTCGTCCTTGTGGTATGCCCATTCGGTTGTATCGCTCCAATCGTCGTACATACCTAAATACTTTTGAACGTCCAAAGGGTTTTCGTTGAATGTCGAGTAATCTATAAACTCATACTCTACGTCTTTGGAAACCGATGGGAAAAACATGCAGCGTTCGGGTTGAAAGGTGGTGCGGTCGTACAGGTCGATACCCGTCAACTCGGCAACCTTTCGGGCAATAGCTTCGTATTGTTCCCCGTCCACGGGTTCGGACAACGGAATAATTACGCGGTAACGAAGTGTATTCGCTTTCGGGTTATGCTTGTGCGTTCCGTGAATGATACACGCGCAATTAATAACAGAGTAGAACATTTCAGGAAAGTTCTTTCCCCCATAGTCAATGTCAAGTGCCAAAATAGAGCGTTCCCCGACATTGTTTTTGTTTCTACGGCTACCGAATAACTCGCCGCCCATGAATGCACCTACGTCTTTAATGTTACCCTGCTCGGCTTTGCTCGCGCTTATGAACTCGCGGTACGTCTCATCCGTAACCGTAGCTTTCGTTAACTTCTCGGTCAACTCGTCCCATGAGTAGGAACGGTTTTTCCATGAAGTAGACTTTGCGCTACTCGCCGTAGCGATTTTAAAAGTCATTTTTCGTAAATCCATAACTTAATCTTTTTTGTAATATTCAGTAACGTATCCTGCCGCTCTTAAGGGAATGCCCTTTGCCCAACTCGGGGCACTGCACATGGCATCACTCATTATTTGCAGCGTCTTTTCTTCGTTTCCGTCCTTCGGTATCTCGGCGGCAATCTCATCATGCACATGCAGAACGATATTAAAGCCCAAATCAAATACCTTAAAAATAGCATTCGCCAGCAAGTCACGGGCTATCGCCTGCACAACGTTCTCGGTTAGCTTGCCCCCGTAGGTGTTTAGCTTAACCCATTTCCCGGAAGTTTGGTCTTGTCCCATATAGGAGATGTCCTCAACTTCAAACGAGCCGTTAACGCCGTCAATAGTGCGTTTTCCCATTCTTGCAGACGGGTAGAACAGCTTTCTACCGCTTGGTAGCTCAATAGTCATTGCGCCGCTCTCATATCGAAATATAATACTTGAAACATCGTCTATCTTATAGACTTGTTCACGCCTTGTTCCGATACATCTTTTTGCGCTGTCTTCTAACGAACGCCACAAAGATACTATTTTTTTATTAGCTTCTCTCCATTTTGACAATATTTGAGGTTTTTCTTCGTCTGTTAACGCTTTTTTAATATCCATTGTGGTAAGGGCGTTAACGCCGCCGCCGTATCCGAGTGCAAGCTCCGCTACCTTACCGCGCTGCCTTAAGTCGTCGCCCTTGTGCACCGGGACACCGAACATTTTAGAGGCGGAGGCACAATAAATATCTGCCTTAGGGTCGTTAAATAAGTCTAAACGCCATTGCTCATTAGCAACCCAGGCAATTACACGTGCCTCAATCGCCGAGAAGTCAGCTACAGCGAACGTGTACCCCTCGGGGGCGATAAACGCGGTACGTATAAGCTGCGATAGTATATGCGTAGGCTTGTCGTATATAACTTCCATCATGTCCAAATCGTGCAGCTTCGCAAGGTCTCGTGCGCCGTCCAAGTCTTCTATGTGGTTCTGTGGCAAGTTCTGTAATTGAACCTGGCGCCCAGCCCATCGCCCGGTACGGTTAGCCCCGTAGTAACGGAACAAACCTCTGATACGGCTGCCCCTCCCGGCGCTTGCGAGTATGGCGGTGTACTTGGCGTTCGACGTTTTACCTATTTCCCTACGGAGGTCGATAACGTCTAACACTGCTTGCTTATCCTCATCAGTAACGTTTTTAAGGCTCGATATGGTCTTTATCACCCCCTCGATGTTATTCTTATTGAGCGAATCAATAACCACGCCCGTACGCTCTTTGATGAAGCTTTTAAGCTGCGACATGGACTTTAGAGAACTCAACCCGAAATCCTTTTCGGCTTTCTCGGTAAGACGTGCTTTATATTCTTCGTCCATATCCTGCGCGGCGTGTGCTAAATCAAGGTCAGCCAAGATGCCGTAATCGTTTATACGCTGGTCTGCTGCGTAAATTCGCTGCTCTTCTTCCGGGAATTCAAACCGGGATAGCTTACCGAATATCTCCTTTTCCGATAGCACGTCATAACGTAGGTAGTCGATGAACTCTTTCCAATCCTCGGGGGCATGTTCCGGTAGGTTACGTGTGCGACCTCCGTTCGTTTTGGTAGGTTTGCAGGGAATAGAAAAATAACGGATAAGGTTTTTGCCCGTGCCCTTCTTCTTGTTGTCAAGGTTTAGAATATTAGATACCTCTTCCAATGATGCGGGCATACCGCAATATAACGACATGTTAGCCGTACAGAAAAAACGCATAGGGCTTATGTCAAACCCATATTCACGCAAACAGATACGTTCAAACGTAGCGTTGTGTGCTACTATTACAACGTCCTCGTTATTCTGTACATACGTGAACAACTCGTTGAACTCGTCAAGTCCTCCGGGCTTCGTTAAGTCAACGATTGTAACCTCCGTATCGGCGTCCCACATATAGCCGCAAAGGAGTATCTCGAAATTCTCGTCCTCACAGTATTTATAGTTACCAGCTTTTTTAATGTCCGTTTCGGAATACGTTTCAAAGTCAATAAACAGATGTCTCATAACTCATTGTTTTAATTGTTAATACTATTATAACGGCAAAGGTACGACAATGTTTTTAATAAACAAGAAGAAAGGCTACTAATTGCATTTATTTAACAATTAGTAGCCTTTTTAACTTAATCAGCAAAAATAGGTGAGTAGAAAATAAAGCCTCTTTTCTCGTTCAGAATAACGTATGTTTGCTGTGGCTCTTCGTATGCCAGCCCGTGACCCATTGCGAACGCGTCGAAGCCCTTCAAGGAACCGTTAACACAAACTTCTTTAGTATATACCATTCGGTGGTAATGTCCTATAAAGGCTTTATCGATTTGTATTGTTTGGTTCATTTTGGCATACCAGCGCATCATTGACGGGTAAATTCCCCCGATACCGCCAGCCGTGCGGAATTGATGCCCGTGTGCGAACAATACTTTTTTGCCGTACACGTCGATATAAGCGAATTCGCTTTCGGGGATAATGAAGTTAAATTTAGTCAACCCCATAAGTGTTAGGGCGCGCTCAATATCCTTGTACATGAAGTATTCATGGTTCATCTCGAAACCGTTGCTAAACTGCATTTTTTTTGTAGTCCTTGAATGGTTTCCGCATATGCCGATGACGGTTATCTTTTCAAGTTCCGGAAGTTGGTCATGAAGATATTTAAGCCCCGAAATAATTAGGTTCTTAACGAAGCTTATTCCGCGCATTGGGGACATGCTATTTGTTTGCTCGAGTTCGGGGTGGATATATCCGCCTATCAAATCGCCAATTAAACCGATAACCAAGTTATCTACCGGCTTTTTCTTAATCATATAGGCAGCATTTGCAAAGAAATTAGTGATACGCTTTTCTGCGATATCTTTGTTATACTCGTTTTTTCCCAATACTGTGGAAGCTTTCACCACTTCGTCGGCGTGCCAGTCAGACGCGATAAGAAACCCGGTGTTACCCTCGTCGAGTGATGTCTTTTTCTTCGGTGTGATGTGTACCAGTTCGACGGGCGGCGCGTCCTTCTTCAAACCGATAATACCCTTTAATTCTTCTTCGTTGTAATAGCTTTTAAGCTCCTCTATTAAGGGGTCAGCCTCTACTACGGGCTGCTGTACCCCCACAACTGTTTTGCCTTCACGAGCTGCCCAGTATGCCTTGTTGACCTTATTATATTTTTTCAACGGTTTTCCCGTTACCTTTGAAATTCTAACACCTTCTGCGTTTAAGTACGAATCGTATTTTCCCATTTTTGCTTTTTATTTTTGGGCGGCATTACACCGCCCAGTTATTAATCCGTTTAATTGAATTGTTAGATGAATAAATCGTCGTTCTCGTCTTCAAAATCGAAATCATCAATGCTTGTTCCGCCGTCCAGTCTTTCGTCGTCTCTCGTCTTCTGCACACCGTTCAAACCTACACCGATACCGTATTTCCCAGTGAACTCATAGGGGTAAAATGATACGGCTACATTGCCCCAAGAACCGCTATAAACCTCATTCGGGTCTGTGATGTACTGTTTCTTACCGTCGATTACGATAGGCGCGCCCTGCTTCTCTTTGCGCTTTGCGTTGATAAAGTAGCAACCTTGATACTCCGCACCGTCTTTCTCGGCATCCCCATCTCTTAATGGGTTAGTCCATACCTTCGGGTCTTTGCCGTTCAGTTTCGGGTAACGTGCCTTAAGAGATGAAAACTCTGCCTCGATGGCTGCCTTAATCTTTGGAACTTCCGGGCTATCCTTCGGAATCAATAAGCATACACTGTAACTTGCTTCTCCCTGTCCGTTGACTTGTTGCGCTTCAAACAATCTAACATAACTCAATCTCGCGTTCTTAATCATTGCTTTCATATTCTACAATTTTTGTTTTTGCCCTCTAATCGGTTCGGGCGTTCCGTTTTTAATTTGATAATGCAAAGATAACAAATAAATCAATAGGTTGTTTACTCTGTTAACCTTGTTTAATTTTAAAAGTTTTTGGGGCTATCGAAATAGCGTAATTTAAATCTCTTTGGTCTGCCATACGTACGATATACACCGGGTCTTTTTTGTAGTATGAATCAAAGCCGTACCGGTCTAACTTTCTAATAGCTTTAATCTCGTCCATACTGAATTCCTTTAGGGCTACCAAAAGTTTTTGCATATCTGTAGAGGTTCTTTCAAGTTCCTTGTTAGTCCATGTGCGGAATTGCTTTTTGTTCCAAAACTTTGTTCTTGCTTGAATCTCTTTCTCTGTTAGAATACCGTTGTTACTTTTCATATCGTTTTGTTTTTAAATTGATGATGCAAATATAACGCTTTATCCGATAGGTTGGTTCTTTCGTTAACTTCTTTTATGGATTTAATTCCTCGAAGTCATCAATAGTAGGGCTTAACTCCTCGCGCTTATCGCTTTCCGGGGCTAATGTCGGCAGTCCTTGCGGCTTGACTATCAGACCGTCAAGTGTTGCGGCGAGTGGTTTCTTGCCTACCAAGCGTTCCAGGTCTCCGATACCTTTAAGTTTTCTGTTAGTTATGTCCTCGGTAGATAACCCGATAGCCTTTAGCCGCTCTATGGCTGTTTCCGTGTCGTTTATGACACGTGCTGACCTACCCTCTACAAGCTTCCACCCCTTAACCTTTTCGCCCCGTGTAGCGGCTTGCATTGCGAAAGTCTTGACTGTGGCCAGCCAGTCGGTGAACATATCGGACTTGCTTAATATGTCCCCTATCTCGTCAAGCGTTAATGCCTTTGTATCTCCGTAGGTCTCGAACTCATTAACTAAAGCATCTTTCTGTGCCCTACACTGTGCTTTGAACTTGCAGAACTTACAATGGCTACCTACTTTGGTTTCCCCTTGTCCTGCCCATGCCTTCTCCGCGGTGGGACGTAGTACGTGTATCGCCCAGTGGGTCAAGTCCCGTGCGGACATCTCGAATACCGAGTAATTGCCTAACCGTACTTGTGCGATGTGCATGCGTACCGTTTCAATCTTGGAACGGTGCACTGGCACTAAGGAGTTAAGAACTCCAATAGCGTACATCATTAACTGACTGTTTCCGTTGGCATCTACCTGTACGCCCTTACCATATTTTAGGTCTATGACGTTAAGAACCTTTTCACCCACTATATCACAGTCACAGCTACCGAAACACTCGGGTACGTATGTGGTTAGGTCGAACTTCCGCTCTATACTCATTTTAGCGCCTTCCTCCAACTCGTATATGTCGCACACATAGCACACGTAATCTGTTACGTAGTGTTCCATTTCTGAACTATAATATTTGTTGTTACGTATCTCATCGGGTACGGGCAATTCGTCCAATAACGGCAGATATTCCCCGGCTAAATACTTTTCTATTGCGTGCTCTGCCAACTCGTGCGCTACCGTTCCCTCTTCCGCTGCCGCGCTACTCGTGCTCTCATATGGTTCTTCCAACCGTGCAGACGGTGTGCAGTTAAGCCATCGGTGCGAGCTGCTTGGGGAAAGTAGGGCATGTGCCCTACTTGAGTGGTCTACTTGTACTTTCATTCTTTAGTCGTTGTAGGTTTCAATACGTTGTTTCAATAGCTCGTACTTTTCGGGCTTGATACGCATAAGAGACGCGCCGCCGAACTCCAGCATGATATCCGTCAATTGCGGACGGGTGATTTTCCCGGTTTTCATTAAATCAATCATGAACGCCTGCATGTCCTTTGCCGTTAGAGGCTCGTTTGAGGCTTTCTCCGGGGCTTTCTCCTCCTCGGTGGGAGCTTGTACGGGTTCGGGTTCAATCGTCGCTTGTGGGGCTTCTTTTACGGCCTTTGGCCTCACTTGCTTTTCAACCTTTACGGGCTTTTCAACCTTTACGGGCTTTTCCATTTCCTTTTTAACTTCGGCGATAGCGTCTGCTATTGTCTCCTCTGCGATAGCTACTGCCACCTCCTTTGCTTCCGGTACGGGTGCGGCGGTCTGCGTAGGTTCGCTAAACGTTGGTACGCTTGTACTGTTTACGGGGCTTTCTGTAGGCGCTGCCATAGCCTTAAGGGGCGCACTACCAAATAGACGGTTCATAAGTTCATTTACAAATTCCACTTCCTGTGCGTTTGTAACGTCAAAATCGATTGTTAACGGTGTAATCTTCATTTTCTTTTCTTTTTATATGGTGAATAACTAATTTATGCTTCTTTGATTTGTTCGGCTTCCAAAATGGCTTGTGCAACCTTGGTCACCGTCTCATTGTAGAACTCTTCCTACTCGTCGCAGTAGATATACATTTCCTCGAGGTTCACGGGGTATTTCGTTCCTTCCATTGTAGAGACGTAGTAAGGGAGTATAAACCCTTCGAACGTCGGCATCTCTTGCACTGCGTCGATAACTTGGTATTTGTTCTTTCTCGCGCTTGCCTGCAAGTGCTTTTTCGCTTCATCGATAATAAACTTTTGCTCTTTCATAACTTTATCTTTTTAAATCGTTGATGCAAATATAACGCTTTTGCTAATACGTTGGTTCACTTGTTAACCTTATTTAAGAAAATAGCTTCCATAAGGTTCTGCATGTGCTCGTATACCATACCGCGGTATTGGTATGCTTCAAACCTCCCGTTATGGCGTACCTCTGAAAAAGTATCGCTATACTCGTTGCCTGCCTCGTCTGTAAATACTAATACGTAGCTTTTCATCTCTAACTGACCGCCGGTCAATGTTTCTCTAAAAATTAAATCAATTGCTTTCATACTTCGCTTCGTTTTATATGTTAATAACAAATCTACGTTCTTACTTGTTCACGGTTATTTCCAGTTTAATGTCTTGGTGACCTCTTTTCTTTTTAAAAAACTATTCGGTGTTTGAGTCCCTTTCACTTTTCAAACTTTCCCTTTCGGGTATCGTGCTCTTAGTTTCGGTAAAAAGCAACCTCTTAGTTTTTTTTGTTTGTCTTAAGAAAACCCGGTGATTAAATTCCATTCACTTTTTAATCTTTCCTTTTGGTGGGGGTTTCTTATTCTTAGTTTCGGTAAAGAATAACCTTGTTTCCTTTTGACATTACAAGGATACGGCAAATATCAATAGGTTGTATCTCTTTTTGTGCTAATAAACCTTAATGAAAAGTGAAAAGATGTAAAGAAATATCCGGTGTAAGCTAAAGTGCTGATTTCCAATGGCGTAGACTGCACTGCACAGAAACACACCTAAATTCCTAAACTTTAATATAGGATATAGTGGTTTATACAGCTCATTCTATAGTGGTAAATGCTATTTTCTCCAGGATAATGATTTACCCCCTTTTTACTGTGTTTACTGTGCATTTACATATAATGTATTATAATATAAGGAGTTAGACTGCACAGAGACCTGCACAGACCCACTTTTCTACTGTGCATGCTGTGTCTAAAGGATGTTAACAAAAAATGGAGAACTGTTAACAGCCCTCCATCTCTTAATTATTTTAGCCTTACCGTTATGTCTATATTCATCTTTGTTTTGGGGTTTTTGTTTGATATGTCGTGCTCTATAGCCTTGACCCCCCATCTGAAAAACAAAAATTTCTTCTTCCGAACTGTGATAACACCCATTATCGTGTCCCTACCTTGGTAGCTTAATTCCGTGCTATCCCGTTTAACCCTCGCTTGTATCGTGTTCCACGCGTCCCGGTATTCGGCTATCAACTTGTCAGCCACTGTATCGGTACGCACAACCTCCTTTATTACGGTCTTGGTAACGGTACGGGTCGCCGATAACGCATCTTTCACCCGGACATTAAGCGCGTCCACCTCTTTATATAGGTCTGCGTTCGTTTTCTTTAGCTCCTTGTGCGACATCTCCAAAGCTTTACGCTTCACTGCCGCATCTCCGAGCTTTGTTTTGTACTCTATCTGCACATCGTTCATCGCCTCAACGTTACGTTCTAAGCGTCCTATTTCGGCTCTTTGCTTCCTTATGGTGTCTACCATCTTGGTTATTGCACCAAACAGCACCATAAGGACCGCAAAGCCTATAATTATTTTTTGTAATTTATTCATAACGAATTGCATTAATACGGTTCATCCACCCCTTGCGGTATTTCTCGTTTTTAGGTCTCGCCTTGCATATCTCGTCGATGAACTTTGCTCTATCGTCTTTAATCATTTTAAAGAGCGTAGCCGCGTCCATAGCGTTAACGGCTGCAATGGTCTGCTTACCTACAATACCGTCCGCCTTGACGCCCAAAAGACGTTGTGGGCGCTTTATACCATGGGACCCCGAAGCCCAAACCCAATCAACTAAGATATTTGCTACCGACTGGCTTTTGATTTCGTCGGCTTTCCACCTATCCCAATACAAGGACTTAAAAACGTCGTGCCATTCGGCATCAGATATGTTTTTCAAATCTTCAACGGTTGGGGCTTTTTGCCCCTTCCGCTTCTTGTATTCGGTGAATGTGCCTATAGTGATACCTTTGTTTGTTGCGCCCCCTAAGTCGTCGGGGTCATTAACGAAACCGCCCTCCCACTGTAGAATGAACGGTATTAATTTACTGCTGTTCGCCATCTTCTTTCTCCTTTTCTTCTAAGGGTATTTCGTATTCGCCATCCTTAATCTTTTTCTTAAGTTGGAAATACTTGCTATTCGCTATGCTGTTAAGCACCTTCACGAATTCATTTTCCGGCTGTACTACCCTAAGGTTTCTTGTTATGTTACGCGCGTATATAATAAGGAATATACCAGTGAGCGCCTTAACTAAAAGCTTGTAATCTATCCCGGGTTCTAACATATCGCATGTTAGCGCCACAAAGAATAGAATTGCATTCGTTAAAAACAACTCCTTAACCGCCTGCATAGTCTTTTTGTGCTTATAGGGCTTTCCTTTCGCCCGGTCTGCCAAATAGCCAGCCAGCCAGTCCAACACGGTAACTATGACCACTAAAAATATAAAGTCCCGTATATCCATAACTACTGCAAGAACGGTCACAGCAAAAAACGTGCGGAAATAGGTCTCTAATTGTTCTATCACTTGATTAACCCTATACGGGTGTTCGATACTGTACATGCCTTTATAAACCCGTCCGCCTTCATTTGGCGTATCAACGGCTCTATAAAAAGGTCTGCTTTGCCCCGTTCGGCTTCAAACCTTTTAACCTTGCTTGTATCTGGAACGACTATCGAGCCACCATAGGTCTGAATCTTCATACCCGTGCTCGTGCTGTTTTGGTCTGCAATCTGCAAGTAACGGGCAAAGGCATAGTAGCTTATAACCTTTTCCGCGCCTGCGAAGTCCGCACCGTCTGCGATATACTCGTCCGGGATAGCGTCGTACATCGCACCCACCTGGGGCAGTATATCCAATAGGTCGGCCTCAAAGAAGGCCTTTTCTATCTTGTTATCTTTGACGTCCGTCGCTATTTCAAACAGCGTCCGAAACTTCTGTATTGGGTATGCCATTTTCGTTATCAAATTTATTTTCAATTTCAGTTACCGACGGGTCAACCCCGAATACCTGGTATAGTTCGCGTGAAATACGTTGCCGTACCTTTGCAAGGCTATTTCTATAGATGCGTTGCAACTCTTTCATAACCTCACCGGAAGCGTTCGAGAACGTTAACAGCGAGCTATCAATAAGAGGCAATGGTATGTTATAGGCGGCTATCGCGATATCCTTTCGTAACGGTTCTACATACGCCTTGTACAGTTCCCTATCTATTGGGCTACCTAATTGGTCTACCTTGATAAACGGTTTGTCCGTGGCTACGTTCTCATCGCGAACGGTAAGCACTGAACCTGCGTTCTCACTTCCCATCATCTCGGAAAGTGTATCGCGGAATTCCTGTTGCGCCTGCTCGGTCTCAAAATCACCGTGTGAAACAATACTACACATGTGGAAACCACGCCCTAAAGTACGGTTAACGTATCGCCCGTTCTTGTCCTCCGCGCCCATCTCGTTACGTACCGCGTGGAACGTACTAATAGGATAAGGCCGGGTAGTGCTAAGGTTCACATACAAAAGTTGTCCTTTGTGGTTTTCGATACCTCCGCATTCCTCAACCTCTGCCGCGAAGTTTTCGGGGTTGTACGTAGGGTAAACAACAGAGTTACCTTTAACACTTGTTGACTTTACGCTCTGTTTCTCCCAGTTGTTGAACACTCGCCAGCTCCTTACCGTGGGGTCATTCTTATAATTGTCGTTCATCTCGGCACGTACGTATTCAAACGGAACGTTGTACACGTTTTTGGGCTGGTAGCCTGCTGGCGTTAAACCGTATTGCACTATCCAAGCCCAGCCCTTAAAACGTGCAACATCGTTTGCCGTAGCTTCTAACACGTCGTTCATGTTACAGCCGTTGCCGTTCGTCATTTCCGCGAATTCCTTGTTTTTGAACCCTTCGCAGATTATATTTTCCGTCATTTTTTCAACGGCCGCGCTTGCTGTCTTTGACGCGTATATGAGTTCGGCAATTTCCTGCGGATAAAGGTTTCCCTCTCCGTAGTTAATAACTCTATCGCCCGTATTCGCTGAGAGCTTAAGCGCTTTTTCTACTAATAATGCTATTCGGCTGTAACCAATCATGATGCTATTTTTTATTAATTTCTACAAAACAATCTGCGTATGCTGGGTTCTCCTTCATAAGTCGTTCGGCTATTTCGTCAGTCATGTTAGCACTTTTATACACGACACCATCGACATAATGCACGATACGCGCCCCGGGCTTCATTGCCCACCTGTAAACTACTTTAGTTAAATACTTCGTTTCATACCACAAAGATAAATATTCCATATCCATGCGGCAATTAGGGTCAAGTTTTAGACCAGTCATCGCGTAATACGCGTCTAATTTTTCCTGTAATGTTGCAACCTTCGGTTCAACAACAACGGGTGCAGTGCTCTCGCCCTGCCCCGTAGTATTAGTTAATTCTTCTGCCATTTTCTTTTGATTTATTATGCTTCTGGTGCTGGTGCTGGTGTAGACAACGCTTCGTAATCTGCTCTTGACAAGTTGTGAACGGTCGTGCCTACCTGCCAATCCTCTACGCCATAGGTGTATGTTACATATGCGCTTGCGCTCGAATCGCCCGACAACTCGGTACAAACCAATGGGGCGCCTAAACCATAAACGCGTATCGCGTCGCCGTGGTCTACCGCGATAATGAGTTCCGCGCGCCCCAGTACACCTACAACCCCCATAGGTACCCCAGAGCTTGTAATATAACCAGCCCCGGAAAACGATTTAAACGTAATCGATACGTCATATGCCCCAGGTATAATGTTCTGCGACTTCAAACCGACTGTCACAACCAAAGCGTTGTTAGCGGCTGTAATGCCCCAGCCTGCCGTCTTAGGTTTCCGGGTTATCTTAGCTTCGCTCCCGGATACCGTAAAGCTTGCAATATCCGAAGCGTTTAAAACCTTTGCCGATACGGGCGCGCTTAAGTCCGCGACCCCCGGAGCGCCGCACGGCATAACCAAGTCGGATAAAATTTTTCCAATACATGCCATATTATTTTTTCCTTTTTTTAGTTAATTACTATCCTACTGCTGCCTCATAAAGCGCGTTGTAGTCCGTGGTGCCCATACTCAAATTGTCCTCACCTATAACGTTTTCCGGCGTTTCTAAAGTAACCGTAGACCATGCACCATTTTCATGGCTGTTTTGGTTGAATGCCGTTGCGGACATGCCATAATACAACCCACTTACAGTGGCAGTTGTTACACCTACCGGGCAGCTTATTATAACGAATGAACCGTTAGACATAGCGCTACTGATATTAAAGTGGGTCCCCGATGTGGTGGGAGTCATATCAGTAATGGTTGCAGTGTGGGCGAACGCGTTCGGTGCGCCATCGTTAACCTTCAACGCGGTAGACACCACCAAAGAACGTTTAATGGTGTCAATCTTATACGCTTTGGCGCCCGACACTAAAGTAAGCCTCGTTACGGTCCCTCCTGCTACTACTGTGAAGCTCGCAATATCCGCTTTATTAATGATAATCGCGCTAACTAAACCAGTCGCGCCGCTGTCGCAATCATAAACAATTGCGTTTGCTAATTTTGATATACATGCCATATCTTTAAACTCCTATTTTTGATTTGATTGAATTCATTGCTGCTGGCGCCGTAATCATAAAGTAATTACCTGCCGAACCTTCTGGGGCTGATAGTGTAATGGTAGCCAACGCTGCATTCGCGTTGCTGTCCCAGTCCATGCCGGAGCACTCCAGTGGGGACGTATAACCGACCGTTGATAAGGTACCGTCATTACGTTCGACAGCTACATAAAATTTTCCAGCCAGTAGCGAGCGCGCCCGAAGAAAGTCCTCATCTGACTTCATAGGCATTTTGAACACTACTGCAATATCCAATTTTGCGGAAGCGTCCATCGCCCGGACGGAGGATGTGATTTGTATGTTTTGTTTATACCCTTCCACAAGAATCACAACCGCGTCAGAGGCCACCGTAGCTGCCGTTATCGTAGACCTATCTACGCCAGCTACTGTAAACGTCACGTCCTCCGTGTGCATCAAATAGAGGTTCTTAACCCCCACTGGTGCAAACGTACAGCCTACCGTAACGTTGCCACTAAGTTTATTTAAACAACCTTTTGCCATATTATATAAAATGAAAAAGGGGCTGGGTTAATATCCCAACCCCTTTTATTGTTAATACTAATTTTCATTAAACAGAAGCATGTAACCACATCTGCATTTTTTCGGGTGCAACCAGCATGGCATCAGCCGCGAACAAAGTCTGTGAGTAGTAGTTACGAGTTTTTGCGTCCTGGATGAAAGGAGCAATGTTAGTAGAACTACCTTCCAAGGCAATCTGAATGTTGTCCTTCGGTGTGAATACTACGAAAGCATCTGTATTACCGTCAACCAAGGCAGCGTTAGACACGTGGCGCAGTTCGTTAATCTTGTATCCCTCGAAGAAGTAAACAGGGCGGCCGTCTACGATGTCGGACTGTGCAGCGCTGTTATCTCTATCCTGCAAAAGGTTCTTATAAAGGCGCATAACGTTAGACGTTACGAAGAACTCCGAGGTATCAAGTGTATCTGGGCGTTGCGCGTCGATAGCTCCACGAAGTGCAGCAAGAACGCCCGTTGTGTCGAGCGTCAGAACGTTTTCGGTCTCTCCGCTATCCTTAAACTGCTTGATGATACCACCGCGCGTAAAGATACCGTAGCCCGTAGCCTCTGTCTTAACATCACCGTCCAACCAAGCGAGGCGCAATAAGTCAGCTTCCAACACCTTCAATACTTCGGACTGAATGAAACCAGCCACATCGGTTGCCGAAAAATCGTCTTCGAGGTTAATACCGCGGGCCACCATTTTACCCCACAAAGACTGCAAACAGATTTCGATAGGCAGTTCGATAGGTGCGTGTGTGTAATACTTAACCTTGTCGGTTAATTTATCGTAGAAGTATGTGCCACCGCATCCCGCTGATTTGCGCAACGCCTTGTCGGCTGCTGTAAGGGAAACAACGGGCGTGTTGTTAGCGATACCGTTAAGCACGGTAATACCATTAGAAATCTCACCAGCCAAACCGACGGTCAAAGAGATAACTTCGTTCAAACTGTTAATGTTCAGTTTGTTAAGGTCCGAAAATGTAAATGCCATAATTTCTTAATTTTTTGTTATTTTTTGTAAAATCTTTTTGCCGCTTCGGCTACCGCGTCTCGGCTAAGGGCTGTTTCTTTCTTCTTGTCCTTCGGAATGCTTACCGGGGGAACACCGGGTTTCGCTGTTGCGCGGCTAAACTGTGCGGTCATCGCTGCCACCGAGGCGGTCAACGTTGCGATAGATGTTTCAAGCGCTGCGATGCGGTTTGCAAATTCTTCGGGTACGGCTGCTGTTTTGGGTTCTTCTGCCTCGTAGGGCTTAACCTCGGTAATCACACCGCCTTCGATAGTGATAACCAAAATACCTTCTTCGACTTGAATCTGTACTTCACCATCCGGGTGAACGTTGCCTTCGCTATCAAAGACCTTATCGCCGATAGCCATCACCTCACCAGCCGCCTCGATAGTAACGCTACTACCGTCCACGGTTTCTACTGTCTCCGTTGCAAACTGTGTCTTTTGGAATAGATTTGCAAAC